ATCAGGACTTCCTGCAGCTTGTCGATCACAAGACGATCGTCTACTCCCCGACTCGAAAGATGTACTTCACTTCGAAGAACTTTCTCGAGGAAGAGAGCGTGCTTCCCGAGAACTTCATCTACATGAAGGCGCTCAACGGCGACGGGTCGGACAACCTGAAGGGGATCAAGGGGCTAGGTCCGAAGACGATCCTCAAGTTCTTCCCCGTCCTCGCAGAGAAGAAGACTTCGTTGGAAGAGCTCAACGAGATGGGCAAGGTGTTGCAACCAAAGGGGGCGAAAGAGAAACAGATCCTGAAGGCGCTTTTGGAGCAGTGGGAGGTAATTACCCAGAACTTCTCGCTCATGCAGCTTCGGGATCCAATCATCTCAGCCCAGTCGGTACGGTTCATCAAGTACGCGATCCGGGACGAGGTCTTCACGTTCAAGTTCTCGGATCTCAAGCTGCAGCTGATCCGCGACGGCGTCCAACTTCCAGACGCCGATCTGTTCCTCGCCTTCAACGAATACAAGATCCGTTTCCAGAAAGAGGCAACCACGAATGTCACTGAGTGACGAGAACGATACGTTTGCGCAGTTTGGCGTCGGCTACCAGGAGAAGGTCACCGCCGCGCTCATCCAGGATCCGCTGTTCGCCGAGCAGATGGCGGACGTGATCAACCCGGAGTTCTTCGAGCTCAGGTACCTGCAGGAGGTCGTCCGAAAGTTCTACGAACACAAGCTGAGGTACAAGACGTACCCCTCGACCGATGTCCTCGGGATCATGATCCGCAAGGAAGAAGATCTCGACGGGGCGCTCGAGTCACAGGTCGAGAAGTTCCTTGATGAGGGCGCCCGCCAGCCGCTCAACGGAGACATGGGCTTCATCCAAGCCTCTTCCCTGGAATTCTGCAAGAAGCAGGCCATCAAGGAGGCGATGGTCAAGGCGATCGAGTCGTACGAACGCAGCGACTACGAACAGATCCAGAAGCTCATGCGTGATGCCCTGGCCAAGGGCGGTGCCCGTGATCTTGGCCATGAGTACATGAACGAGTTTCATAGCCGGTGCGAGAAGTCGGCACGGTTCCCGATCAGCACCGGATGGCCCGTCCTCGACAACGCCCTCAACGGTGGCTGGGAACGTAGCACGCTTACCACGTTCATCGCACCGACCGGGGCCGGCAAGTCGATGTTCCTCTCGAACGTCTCGGCGGCCGCCATCGCCCAGGGTCTGAACAGCCTGTATGTCTCGTGCGAGATGGCCGAATACAAGATCGGCCTCCGTCACGACGCCTACTTCTCGGGTGTCGCCATCAACGACGTTCCTCAGAACGCCGCCGACGTTCAAGCCCAGGCCACGGCGAAGGTCAAGGGAAGGCTCTTCATCAAGGAGTTCCCGACCAAGACGGCTACCGTCCAGACGATCCGATCGTACATGCAACGCCTGAAGGCCACCAAGGACTTCGTTCCAGACGTTCTCGTCGTGGACTACGCCGATCTGCTCAGGGGAAGCCGCCAGTATGGCGACAAACGTTTTGAGCTCGAGGGAGTGTACGAGGAGCTTCGTGCTCTCTCCCAGGAGTTCAACATCGTCGTCGTGACGGCCGACCAGACAAACCGTTCGGGTCTTGACATGGAAGTCGTCACGATCGCCCAGATCGGTGAGTCGTACGCCAAGGCGACCGTCTGTGACGTCATCATCACTATCAGCCGTCGCGCGGAGGATAAGCAGATGAACACCGGGCGTCTGTTCCTCGCCAAGAGCCGCCTCGGCCAAGACGGGATCGTCTTCCCGTTCTTGCTCAACACCTCGACCGTGAAGGTCACCATCCTCGAGCAGGGAGTCGATCCTGTCGCTCTCTTCCTAGAGAACAACAAGAACCTGCAGAACAAGATGGCCGAGCGTCACACGAAGCTCATGAACGCCAAGGCCAACCTTTCTTCTGTCAAGTAAAAACCATCCACCCCAACTCGGGGAGGCCATAGCCATGTCCGAAGATCTGAAGTTCACGTTCGAAGAGGTACAGAAGTCCGCGACGGACTGGTTCGATGGCGATACTCTCGCCGGAGATGTGTTCGCCAAGAAGTACGCGCTGCAGGATCTCGAGGGCAATTTCTACGAGATCGATCCGCAGGACGCCTGGCGTCGATGCGCCAAGGAGCTCGCTCGGATCGAGCGGAACTACCCGAACCCGATGTCTGAGGAAGAGATCTTCCAGATGATGTCCCGACAGGAGTTTGTCCTCCAGGGCAGTCCTTACTCTGGTATCGGGAACCCTTTCCAGATCCAGTCGATCTCAAACTGCTTCGTCATCGATGCTCCACAGGACTCGTATGGTGGCATCTTCCTGGCAGATCAGGAACAGGTGCAGATCATGAAGCGTCGCGGCGGGGTGGGCCATGACATCTCTCCGATCCGCCCGAAGGGACTTCCGGCCAAGAACGCCGCGAGGACGACCGATGGAATCGGGGTCTTCATGGAGCGGTTCTCCAACTCTACCCGTGAGGTCGCCCAAGGTGGCCGCCGGGGAGCCCTGATGATCTCCATCTCCGTGCATCACCCGGAGATCATGACGTTCATCAACATTAAGAAAGACAAGACGAAGGTCACCGGCGCGAACATCTCGATCCGGGTCTCTGATGAGTTCATGCAAGCGGTACGTGATGGGAGGGAATACCAGCAGCGCTTTCCCGTCGAGAAGGACGTCCCGCATCTCGTGGAGAGGATGGTCCCCGCCAAGGAGATCTGGGATGCCATGATGGAGGCTGCCTGGGAGTCAGCCGAGCCAGGGATCCTCTTTTGGGACACAATCCTCAGGCTCAGCCCGGCCGATTGTTACGCCGACCTTGGGTACCGTACCGAGTCGACAAACCCGTGCGGTGAGCTTCCGCTGTGCCCATACGATTCGTGCCGCCTGGCGTTGCTTTGCCTGACGAAGTTTGTCGTCAACCCATTCACTCCCCAGGCGTACTTCGACTACGATCGTTTCTCTGAGGCTGCCGAGAAGGCCCAGAGGCTCATGGACGACATCGTCGATCTCGAACTTGAGATGATCGATCGCATCATCGCGAAGGTCGAATCAGATCCGGAACCCGAGCACGTCAAGAGAGTCGAGCTTGATCTTTGGCAGAAAATCAAGAAGACGACAGCCAACGGTCGACGCACTGGATTGGGCGTCACTGGACTGGGTGACTGCCTGGCGATGCTTGATCTGAAGTACGGGACGGACGAGTCCATCGAGGTCGTCTCGCACATCTACAGGCAGCTCGCGATCAGTTCGTATCGCTCGTCTGTCGACATGGCGTGGGAACGCGGAGCCTTTCCGATCTATGACTACGCTCGTGAGGTCGGTCATCCGTTCATCGAGCGGATCATGTCCCATGACGCAGAGCTCAGGTCTCGTTACGAGGCTCGTGGTCGAAGGAACATCGCCAACCTGACAACGGCCCCAGTGGGAAGTCTCTCAACCCAGACCCAGACGACCAACGGGATCGAGCCGGCGATCTTCATAGAGGGAAAACGTCGGAGGAAGATCAACCCGGATGATCGGGACGCCCGGGTCGATTTTGTCGATCAGAACGGTGACACGTGGCAGGAGTACAAGATCTATCACCATGGCGTCACCAAGTGGATGAGCGTGACCGGCGAGACAGACGTCACGAAGAGCCCGTACTGGGGCGCGACGGCCGAGGAGATCGATTGGGTGAAGAAGGTCGAACTGCAGGCCGCGGCCCAAGAATGGATCGACCATTCCATCTCGAACACGACGAACCTTCCCAAGGATGTCACAGTAGAGACTGTCTCCCAGATCTACATGAGAGGTTGGGAGACGGGCTGCAAGGGAGTCACGGTATACCGCGACGGTAGCCGCTCGGGTGTGCTGGTGAAGTCGGATGACACTGGAGACCATGACCGTGAGGGCAACACCATCCGGGAGACGATGGCCCCACGACGTCCCGAGCAGCTTCCGTGTCACATCCATCGGGCCAGTGTGAAGGGAGAACAGTACCTCATCCTCATCGGTCTCTTGGACGGACAGCCGTACGAGATCTTTGCGGGTCTCGCCGACCACGTCGACATCGGCAAGAAAGAGAAGGAGGGCGTCATCCGGAAGGAACGCCTGAAGTCTGGAAACAGGTACGACCTGCAGGCCGGCGGAGAGCTGTTCGTGGACATCGTCGGTCAGTTCGACAACCCGAACCACGGGGCGTTTACCCGCACGCTCTCCACGGCCTTGCGCCATGGTGTGCCAGTACGATACCTCGTCGAGCAGCTCCGGAAGGACAAGGGGGCTGACATGTTCAGCTTCTCCTCGGTGATCGCCCGGGTGTTGGCCAAGTCCTACATCCCCGACGGGACGAAGACGACCGAGAAGAAGTGCGCCGAGTGTTCGGGAACGAACCTTGGTTTCCAGCAGGGATGTGTGACGTGTCTCGATTGCGGGTACAGCAAGTGTGGATAATAGAGGATTTACAGGAAAGGTTTGATGTGATAGGATGTATCAGATGCTGAGGCCGACGGACATCAAGGAGACGATCCTGGTCACCCACCGCAATTGCATGGACGGTGCTGGGTGCGCCATCATGTTCTTGCAGGCTGGCGGGAAGAGGGAGAACATCCGTTACGTGGCAGCCGGCCAGGTCGAACGGTTCATGAAGAACGATCCGGTCTTCAAGACCGACAAGTTCCTCATCTTTGCCGATCTCGGCTTGAACCAGAAGACCGCCTTCGACACGAAACACGCCGAGGAGATGGAGAAACGTGGAAACTGTGTGATCCTCGATCACCACGAGTCATCCCTCTACCTCGAGACTCGTCCGTGGTGCAGGATCGACATGAACGCCTGCGGGACAGAACTGCTCCGTCGCTACCTGATATTCTACGGGTTCATGAAGGAGAACATTCCGGACGCGTTCATGAAGTTGTCAAACCTCATCGATGACTTTGACCGTGGGTTCTTCAGGGATTCCCGGGCGCTCGCCATGGCCGACCTGTTCACGTTCGTGGGCCAGCAGCGGTTCATCGACAGGTTCAAGTCGCCCTGGGCGAGGTTCATCGATGAGAACTTCTGGGGTCCCGATGAGCTCGAGATCCTGGACATCATCCGCGACCGTCGGCTCGAGGCCACGGAGTTCGCCGTGAAGAGGGTGGTGAAGAGAGAGCTGCTCGTCCCCGAGTACTTCTCTTTCCCACTGAAGGGGGCGTTCCTCGTCTCATCGGAGCCGTACATCAATCACATCCTCATGAGGATCCTGGACGAGAACACGGACTGCCAGTTCGCCGCCCAGATCAACTTCGACAAGGGCAGCGTGAGCCTCAGGTCGAGGGGCGACATCAATGTCCGAGAGATCGCCCAGCTCTTCGGCGGGGCGGGCCATCGGGCAGCTTCCGGGCATCCGATCCCGAAGGACACGGTCTCCGAGATCCTCGAGTTCATGTACCCGATCATCCAGGAAGACTCCGAATGAGCTACGCCTACTTCAACTTCGATCAGGCCATCCGGGACATCTGCCACCAGGTCGTGGAGGACTACGACTACCAGTGCGAACCCCGAGGGCAAAAGATCCGTGAGAGGCTCGCTTTCACCTTCACTCTCGCGGATCCCCAGACGAGGCTCGTGCACTCGGAGGCCCGGAACGCCAACTATGGCTTCGCTGTCGGAGAGTTCCTGTGGTACTGGCAGGGCCGGACAGATCTCGAGATGATGCTGTACTACAACAAGCGGATGGCGTCGTTCTCCGATGACGGCAAGCATCTAGAGTCAGCCTACGGGTTTCGCCTGAGGAAGGACACGAGAGACGGGTCGGGCCACTCCCAGTGGGACGATGTCATCGAGACGTTGTTGTCTGATGCAGATTCCCGCCGGGCGGTCATGACGATCTACTCTCCGGCCGACATGCGTCGTGCCGTGTCCGTCGGAACGAGAGACGTGCCCTGCACGCTCAGCCTCCAGTTCTTCATCAGGAACAACTGTCTGAACCTGCATGCCGTCATGCGGTCGAACGACGTGATGTGGGGTCTCACGTACGATCTCTTCAGCTTCACACTTCTCCAGGAGTGTATGCTCCACGAGCTCCAGATACGTGGGATGAAGGATCTGCGTCTGGGCCAGTATCACCATACCGCCGGGTCGCTCCACATCTACGAGAACCACTTTGAGATGGCCCGAAAGATCTACTCGGATCCGTGGCCACCGGCGCATCCCGCGATGCCGGCCCTGACGTCGATCGCGGGACCCGGATCCCTGAACGAACTCTGCGAAGACGAGGAAAAGCTTCGTCTTGGAAAGATCCAGAGCATCGATACCGGAAAGTACCGGGACGGTGAGCTCTGGATGGCGAATCGCTTGAACGAGCATCGTGTCAAGCGAGATCTGGAAAAGGCATCGAGATGAGCAAGAACCTGAAAGAGCAGCTTCGTGAGACCGGCATTCGCAACACGATCCGCGAGGTGGAGAAGGACCACCGCGAGTTCCTGAAGCGGTACGAGGGAGAGGACGATCCGGCCCTCACCACGAACCTCAAGAGCTACCAGGATCTCCTGGTGATCGGCGGGGAGGCCCCGACGGAGATGTGCCGTGACATCCCGGCGAATGTGCACGTCATCACCCGCACGAAGGATCTCGGTCACATGAACGGGATGGAGTTCGACCAGATCTTCTTCGTGAAACAGACCGTGCTCTCGAGCACCACCCTCGAGAAGGCGATCTCGATGCTTCGCCCCGGTGGCCTGACCTCGTTCTTCACTGAGAACGACGAGCTGCGTGACTGCTTCGTAGAGACCGTCGAATCCCTCTGGCCGTTCGCCGAGACGTGGAAGTTCGTCTCGAACGTCGGTCCCGTCGTGGTCACCACCGCGCGTGGTCCCTCGGGAGTGAGCTCGCCGAGCCTCTCGTGAAAGAGACGAAGATCCACTTCCTGGGTCCTGTCCAGTGTGGGATCGTGCATACGGCCGAGTACTACGAAAGACATGGGATCCCTCACAATGTTCGCTTGTCTCCCGACATCAACGGGGTGACGTGCAAGGCTTGCAAGAACGAGATACTCCTGGCGATCTTGCACAGCGACTGGAGCAAACTTCCGTTGTGGCTTGAGACGGCGCTCAAAATGACCGTCGATTGTATCAAGACCGGTCTGATGCGTCCCCGGTAAACCTAAGTAAGGCATGGCAAAAAACGAACTTTTCACGGACATGCTCGAGGAAGTCTTCGAACGGCAGCGCAAGTTCATGGATGAGCTGGTCATGAACGATCGGCTTCCCGAGTATCCCGTCGACATCCGGACCAAGCAGGGACAACGTCTCATCAAGGAAACGATCTTCAACATGGCCGAGGAGCTCTTCGAGGCCTCGTACACATTGAAGAACCGCATGCATCGTCTGACGGATGCTCGTGATCTGGACATCGACCACTATCGCGAGGAACTCGGAGACGCCCTCGCCTATTTCGTCGAGGTCTGTATCCTCAGCGGGATCACCCCGATCGAGCTCTACGGGGAATACTGCAGGAAGAACCAGATCGTCTTGGATAGAATCAAGGAAGGGTACTGATGGGCTACTACACGAGATACGAGCTTGACATTCTGGATATCGGAGAAGAGAATCTCGATCTGATCCGGAATGCTGTCGTGAGCGAGGATTACGAAATGCGTGCATCGGATCTCCTCGATCGTCAGACAGATGATCTGAAGTGGTATCAACACGACGAGGAGATGCGTCAGTTTTCAAAGAAATTTTCCACGGCAGTCTTCACCCTCAGCGGATTCGGAGAAGAATCTGGTGACGTCTGGGTGAAATACTATCATAATGGAAAGCTTCACGATGCCGAAACGAAGATTGTCCATGAGCAGTTCGATAGGAAGAAGCTTGTGTGATGATGCAGGACAAGGGATACGAGTGCCACATCACGTTCAACCGTGAGGATGCTGAGAAGATCGAGGGAGGTCCCCTCTCGATCGGCTGGAAGTTCAGCAAGATCGACGGAGATCCCGTCCTTGGCCAGAAGGTGTACTGCTACCTGACTGCCCACGACATCGATTACGCGTCCATGTTTCAAAAGATGTGGACCACGATCTACGCTGCTCAAGATCATGGGATCGAGGTCATTAGGGCGAAGATCGAACATATTGTCTATGACGAGAGGAGCCCGAAGCACCCATGACGAAGGTCTACATCTTCTACCGTAACTCGAAGGTCACCACGAACAACAGCCCGTACCACACGGGTGGACTTGCCGGTAACGCGCTGCACTCGGTCGCCGTCCTCAGATCGATGGGTGTCAACGCCCACCTGCGGGCTGTCCAGACGTTCAACGAGATCGTGGAGGTAGTGAAGGCCAACCACGTCACCCACGCCATCGTGGAGGCCGTCTGGGTGACTCCGGAGCAGGTCCGGGCGTTCAACACCCAGTTCCCGGATGTCAAGCTGGTCATCCGCGCCCACTCGAAGATCGGGTTCCTCCAGGTCGAGCCCGAGGCGATTCCCGTCATGCGGAAGATCATCGAGCTGAGCATGGAACACGGGCGGCATAACGTGATGTTCTCCAGCAACAACCAAGAGTTCGCCGTGAGCCTGGAAGAGGTCTTCGGTCCGGTCCTCTACCTTCCGAACCTCTACGATCTGGAGTCCGCCCCGAAGAGCGGGCACATGGACGGGAAGCTCAGGATCGCGTCATTCGGGGCGACCCGCCTTCTGAAGCTCCACCCGGCGGCCGCCCTCGCCGCCCTACAGATCGCCACGAGGCTGGACACGGACCTCGAGTTCTTCGTGAACGTGGACACCACACCGGGCGGACAGAGCGTCCGGAACACCGTCAGGAATCTCTTCCAGGGTCTCACCTGGGCCAAGCTGAACGAGATCACCTGGCAGGATACCGAGACTTTCAAGAAGACGATCTCTGAGATGGACCTCGTCCTCCAGATGTCCGCCACCGAGACGTTCTGCCTGGTGGCCGCCGACGCGGTCGCCTCGGGTGTCCCCGTGGTCGTCGGTCCGGCGATCTCCTGGGTCCCGGAGAAGTACCAGGTGAACATCGACAACACCTCGGAGATCGCCGGAAAGGGCGCCGACATCCTGAGCGGGCCTCACTCTGTGGCGAAGGAACAGCTCAAGGCGCTGAAGAAGTTCGTCGAGCACTCGAAACAGAGCTGGGGCGACTTCCTTGGGTTGAATCATCCGAAGAAGAAGCGTTGGTGGTGACTGTGTAGCTGATGGGCTGGGCAGACAACTACATCGAACGGCTCTTGGCCGGAGAGACCATACAATTCAGACCCCGTGGAAACTCCATGAGCGGGAAGATCGAGTCCGGCCAGCTTGTCACGGTCGAACCGATCGCTGACCATTCAAAGCTCAAGAGAGGTGACATTGTTCTCTGCAAGGTCAACGGAAAACAATTCCTCCATCTGATAAAATCTATCGGTGAGAGGATAGGATTCCGATTTCTCATCGGGAACAACAGGGGGTTCGTCAACGGGTGGACGTCATATGACAACATCTACGGCAAGGTGACGAAGGTGGAGAAATGAGCTCGATCAAGCCGGTGTTTGGGATCAGGGAGTCTCGAGACATTGTCGTCACGATCCCGAAGGCCAAGCAGGCGGAGATAGAGGCGGAAGAGGCCGATGTCGCCAGACGATTGGGAGAGGGCGAGACGGACATCGGTTACTTCTGGGCGATGGGACGTCTCCCGAAGGAACAACCGAGGAGGATCTACTTCGCCTGGGAAGGGGCCGTCCGGGCCTATCATGAGGTGACAGGCATGGGAGACGGAAAGATCTTCATGCGACCTGAAATCCATGAACTGCCCTCTCCACGCAAGATGGAATCGTTCAGGGGATTCAGGTACTTCAAGGAAGAAAAATGAGCCGCATCATCAATCTGTATGGTGGACCGGGTACGGGCAAGTCGACTTCGGCTGCCTATCTCTTCTCGAAGTTGAAGATGGCCGGGAACAACGCCGAGCTCGTCCGCGAGTACGTGAAGGACTGGGCGTGGGAGGGACGGACGATCGGTGTGTACGACCAGATCTACTTCCTCGGAAAACAGATCCGCAAGGAGAGCATGCTCTTCGGGAAGGTCGACACGATCGTGACCGATTCTCCGGTGATGCTCGCCGGATTCTATGCCGAACGATACTCTCCCGATCCGATCAAGGATGCCGTCGATGAGGCGCTCAAGGGTTATTACGAGCAGTGCCGATTGGACGGACACGTCCATCATCATGTGTTCCTCCAACGTTCAAAGCCATACAACTCCAAGGGTCGTTTCCAGACTGCCGACGAGGCAGTGCTCTTCGACAAGTACATGTTCGATTTCCTGAGAGAGCGTGAGATCAACCCGTGGATGCTCGGGACAGAGGCGCGCCACCTCGACCTTTTTGTCGAGGAATTCGTGAAGGACACCGTGGTATAATCAGAGACAGAGGTTTCCATGGATATCGAAGTACTTGATGAATTCGGCGGTGTTCCAGTTATCTGGAGTCTTGGGAGAGTTCCTTGCGTTGGTGAGGAACTCTCGGGCGAAAAGATCGTGACGCGGGTCGTACACCAGTCTTCCAGTCGGCGAGGTCCGCACTACGTCGCCAAGATCTATGTAAAGAGCAAGTAAATGTGGTCCTCCCTAAGTCTGAAGCAGAAGGTCGCCGGCGTGTCCTTCTGCATCGGCAAACTTCATTCTATAATGGCTGCCCTCACGATGATGGTATCTCGCACGTTGGGAGGTCTATGTCTTGCGGTGGCAGCCCTGGGCGTCCTCGTCGCGGTCCTGATGGCGGCCTGGGACTCGAGGGAAAAATCACGTCGGATCTGCAGGTTCAGTGACGAGGAGCTCCGGAGAATCGTTGAGAAGAACGAGCAGATCCTCAGACTGGTAGAAGCAGAGAACAAATGATCCATACGTAAAGGACAATTCACGATGAAGAACATTGTCGAGATCGTCACTGTTTTTGGTTCTGTCTCTGAGGATGATGATGGTTGTCCTAGAGAGCCACATGTCTTCTTCAAGACCCGGGCCGCGGCCCTGGAACATTCCAAATCGCATACCTGGTCTAGTCAGGGACGTGCTGAGCAGAGGGAGGCGTTTGCCCTGGATGATGGCCGTGTATTTCTCGTGGGAGCTGAGATCAATCTCCACGAAAACAGGGAGGCCAAAGAGAAGAATGACGCGCTGGCCAAGCTGACTTCTCGTGAGAGGAAACTCCTGGGGATCTGATGATGGATATTGAATGGACTGAAATTTCTTCTGGAATTTGGCTCTTAATCAAAGATGGTCGGCATCTTGCGACTATTGATGTTCTCACATCAGTCGTCGAACCAATTCTTTCTTTTGTAAATCCAGACAATAAAGAAATGGGATTGTGGGGAGATAGATGTACGTTTCATCATTCCGTCGACGGAATGAGACCAAGTTCTGAAAAAATCTTGGACGCCGCGAAGAAAGCAGTTGAGTCAACTCTTAGAAAATTTGATTACATTTGACATCTCGTTTCCTCATATACGCTCTTTGTGATCCGAGAAATAATCAGATTCGATATGTTGGTTTCTCGACGATTGGATTACGACGTCCAAAGCAACATTGGACAAAAGACAAAAATAAAAAAGATCACTGTCATGCCTGGATACGCTCTCTACTTCAAGAAAATCTGATTCCAGAAGTGGAAGTTCTTGAGGAACTCCCGACGGCAGAGGGGATCGGCGATATCGAACGATTCTGGATAGCTTCTTGGAAGCTCATGGGAGCAAACCTAACCAACATGACAGATGGAGGTGACGGTGGTCTTTTTGGTTTCAAACATCGTCCAGAGACTATTGAACTGATGTCGAAGAACCACGATTCTCCTGGGATGACAGGGTTGAAACACAGCGAAGAGACTGTCGAAAAGATCCGAAGAGGAAATCTTGGTCTCAAGCGTTCACCAAAGACAGTCGAAGCAATTCGAAATTCTATGATGGGTAATAAGAATGCTCGAGGTAAACGCACTCCCGAGCAGATCGAAAATATCCGTCGAGGTAGGTGGGAGAAGAGAAATGATTCGTGATTTCGCATCGCTTCATTCGCATACCCACTTCAGTGTTTTCGATGGTCTTTCAAAACCTGAAGAGCTTCTGCAGGCAGCAAAAGACAAGGGACTTCGTTCAATTGCCGTTACAGATCATGGCGTTACACACGCTCATGCTGACGCATACCTTTTTTCGAAGAAACTTCAGGTAAGAGTCATATTTGGGATCGAAGCTTACGTTATTCATGATCTTCAAGAATGGCGTGATCTTAAGTCGAAACTTGATTCTGGCAAGAAGAATAAGAAAAAGGATGAAGAATTTGCGGCTGATGGCGACGTTGTTGATGCTAAAGAGCTGCGGCGTAAGGGGCATCTTGTCATTCTCGCTTGCAACCAAGAGGGGTTGAGCAACCTCTACCAGCTTTCATTCAAGGCTCACAAGTATGGATTCTATGGGAAACCGCGCATGGACAAAGTCATGTTGCGTGAGCATTCCAAGGGTCTCATCGCTTCCTCCGCCTGTCTTGGCGGTGTCATTTCAAAACGACTTTGGGATCTCAAGGACGGGGTGTGTGAGTGGGCAGATGTAGTCAGAGAAGTTCGAGAATACAGCGATATTTTTGGGCATGGGAGATTCTTTCTCGAGATCCAGTTTAACGAACTTGAACAGCAGAATTTCATCAATACACACCTTGTGAGACTCAGTGAGGAGACGGGAGTCCCGTTGACCGTAACGACTGACTCACATTACGCCCGTGCCGAGGAATGGGAACCACGGGAGTTGCTCCACATGATGGGGTGGAGCAAGAAGACAATCCAAGATCTTCCCGATCAGAAACTTGACGCGGATGTGAAGCAACTTTATGTCAAGTCACCTGAAGAGATGTGGTTGACATATCAGAAGTTCGCGAGTCATGTTATGGAGCCGAAGGTGGCCCAACGTGCTTTCGAAGGTTCCTTGGTCATGGATTCTCTGGTGGAGAATTTTGAGCCAGATACACATCAGCGTCTTCCTACTCTTCCTTATGAGAATCCATTCAGGGAAATGGGTCAGCGCGCTATCGCAGGTCTCAAGAGACTCGGTCTCGCAGAACGAGATGAATACAAGCAGAGACTTCTGTTTGAATTGAGCGTCATCAAGCAGAAGGGGATTGCGAATTACTTCATGATCCTGCAGCAGATCATCGCCGAGGCAAAAAAGCATATGCTTGTTGGGCCGGGCCGAGGTTCGGCTGCAGGATCACTTGTCTGCTACGCCCTTGGGATCACGGATCTCGACCCCCTTCAATTCGATCTTTTGTTCGAACGTTTTCTTGATATCGATCGTCTGGAATTACCCGATATCGACACAGATTTTGAAGATCCTCAGGCAGCCAAAGACATGTTGAAGACGATGTTTGGAGAGGACAATGTCGCTTCTCTATCTTCGTATGGTACGTTTATGATCAAAGGGCTGCTCAAGGATCTGGGTCGTGTGTACGGTCTAGACCACAACGACGTGAACAAGGTCAACCGCGCCATCGAGAAGGAGCTCAAGGTCCTCTACAAGGATCAGGACAAGAGCACCCTCGTCGTGAAGCTGGAGGACATCGAGCGAGTCAGCCCGACATTCAACACGTTCGTCGAGATGAACCCGGGGCTCGGCAGCCAGATCAAGAAGCTGTACGGTCGGATCAGACACGTCACCCGCCACGCCGCCGGAGTCATCATCGGTGACAACCTCCCGGCGGAGACGTCGGTCTTCGTGGTGACCGACAAGGAGGAGGGCGGGCAGATCGTCCAGACCTCTTTCACTGAGGGCATCGTCAACAAGAACCTCAGCGCCATGGGCTTCGTCAAGATGGACATCCTCGGCCTGGCGAACCTACGCATCATCAACTACGCGATCGAGCTGATCACCGGTGCGAAGAAGGGCGAACCCGCCTTCGAGGAGTTCTACGAGGGGCTTCGGGCCCACCGCCTCGACCTGAACGACATGAAGGTGATGAAACGAATCTTCTGGGAAGGAAACTTCGCGGGCATCTTCCAGTTCACCGAGCCGGGCATCCGGGCCCTGGCGAAGAGGGTGAAACCCGACAGCTTCACTGACATCTCGGCGACCTGCTCCCTCTATCGTCCCGGTCCGCTCAAGGGCGGGTACGACAAGGTCTACGTGAACGCCAAACACGGTGAGGTCCAGTCGCTCGGCCATCCCGTCCTGGACGAGCTGCTCGGGGCGACCAAGGGGTGTCTCGTCTTCCAAGAACAGCTCATGAAGGTCTGTTCGGTCTTCGGCAAGATGACCGGCAAAGAGGTGAATCGCGTCCGCAAGGTCCTCCTGAAGAAGGACAAGTCGAAGACGGAGGAGTTCCTCAAGAAGGAGAACGACGAGCTCTTCGCCAGCTTCATCAAGGGGACAAGGGAGCACGGTTACCCAGACGACAAGGCTCTGAAGCTCTGGGAGGACATCAAGGCCTTCGGCGGGTACGCGTTCAACAAGTCGCATTCGGACGCGTACTCGTTGGTCACTATGCAGACGGCACATCTGGCGACCTACTATCCGCTGCAGTTCTACACAGCGGTCATCACGAAGGCCCAGGCTGGAAAGATCCAGAACATCATCGCCGACATCACCAAGACGGGTGTCAAGATCCTGCCGGTGGACATCAACCACTCCAAGCAGGCGAACACCATCGAGGGGAACGACATTCGCCTAGCCTTCGGGCGTGTCCTCGGTGTGGGCCCCGCGGCGGTCGAGAAGATCATCCAGGGGCAACCCTACTCCAGCTTCCTGGACTTCCTCGACAGGTCGGGGGTGTCCAAGACGGCCATCGTCCCGCTCATCCAGGTCGGCGCCTTCGACTGCCTGGAGCCGAACATGCGGAAGGTCGAGAAGATCTACCAGATCTACTGCGACAACCCGAAGCTGAAGGCGAAGAAGAACCGGGAGAAGTGGCTCGAGGAGTACGACAAGGTCATGCTCTCGGATCTCGGGGACTACCCGCTTCACGAGAAAGTGTTCTTCGAGAACGAGCTTCTGGAGTTCAGCACGAAGGGATCTCCCTTCGAGATACTCGACCGCATGAAGAAGATCGAGGCGATGTTCGACGGCCGGGTGGCGGACTACCGGGAGTTCATCGAGGGTGACGAGGAGGTGGCGATGTTGCCGGTCGCTGTCAAAGAGATCAAGGAACGTCCGCAACGGAACGGCCAGATGTTCGCCTTCGTCAAGTTTGCCGAGCCCGGCGGCACGGAGTTCGAGGCTCCCTGTTTCGCGTCCATCTGGCGGAACATCTCGTCAAAGGTGAAGAAAGGAAGCGTGTACGTGGCGACGTTCAATCGCAAAGAGGAAGACCCAGAGGCCCTCATCGTGGGCAAGCCGGGGTTCAAACACTCTGCCTGGAGTTGCCAGGACTATATGATCAACGTGGACGAGATCCAGCTATGATGTGGCTGTTGTTGGCGTACGCCATCCCGGCAGGACTCGGGATACTCTCGATGCCCGCCATCAACGGGTACTGTAAGGAGAAGTTCGGGCACGACTGGGAGACCGCCGACTGGCACGAAGAAATGCCCGAGATGCTTCCACATCCTTCCGTTTTCCTGCTATGTGTCTTTTTTTGGCCGCTCTCATTTCCAGTCATGTTGACGACTCTTCTTATGGCTGCGACATGGAGTTTCGTCCTCGAACCTGTTCTTGAGTTTCCGGGAAAATACTTTGCCAATCGTCCTGTCAAGAAACTCCTGAAAGAAAAGAAGGTGAAGGAAGACTCTCTCCTCATCAAAGAAGCCGAGGAAGAGGTCGAAAGATTCCTTTCCTCGTGACAGTTTCTGTGGTACAATCTTCCTAACTTCTCAGGAGCCAACTGATATGGAGATCACCTGGATGGTCGATTCCGCGGGCGTGGAGACCGCCCACCGCAACGCCCCCAACCTCTCCCAGAAGGAGAGCTACCTCGGTGCCCTGGTGTTCAACCGGACCGAGCAGAACTGGTACGCCATCGTGGGTGGCAGTTTTGATAAGAAGGACGGGGAACGTCTCGGTCCCTTCGGGATGAACCAGAATAGCGCCCGCCTGGAGCTGGCGAAGAGGGTGCAGAAGTGACCGTGAAGAAGATCGCGCTGGTCGTCCCGACGATCCGGGAGGACAGCTTCGCCCAGTTCGAGAAGCGCTGGGCCGACATCGGCCTCTTCGATCATGTCCACATGTACGTCATGGAGGACAACCCGACGAAGACGTTCCAGGTCAAGACCCCGAACGCTTCCCACTACTCCTGGGAGGACATCGAACGTGATCTCCCCGGTCAGTCGTGGATCATCCCACGCCGTTCGGACACCGTCCGCAGCTACGCCTACTGGCGCGCCTGGAAGGACGGCTTCGATTTCATCCTGACCCTCGACGACGACTGCTACCCCTGTGGGGAGAGCGAGGGCATGACCTACACCGGCGAGGGTTTTGTCGCCAACCACCTCGGTCAGCTCACCGGACGCACCCGGTGGTTCAACACCCTGAACGCCGTCAAACCACGTGGCGTCCCGTATTTCAACCTCGGGAAGAACGGTCTCGTCATCCTGAACCATGGGCTGTGGCAGAACGTCCTGGACTACGATGGCCCGACCCAGTTGGTCGCCCCAGCGCCCGAGAAGTGGACGTTCGACAGCAAGATCGTCCCGAACGGTTTCTACTTCCCAATGTGCGGGATGAACGTCATGTGGAAGGCCGAGGCGACCGTCCTCATGTACCACCTGCTCATGGGCCAGTGGGTGGGGAAGAACAAGATCGACTATGTCACCCACGTCGAGATCGGTTCGGGGAAGAAGGACGATCGCTCTCCACTTCTCTCGAAGCTTCCCTTCGACCGCTTCGGTGACATCTGGTGCGGCATCTTCATGAAGAAGATCGCCGATGTCTGCCGTCTCCAGGTCACCTCCGGGATGCCGCACATCCGCCACGAGCGTGCCTCGAATCCCTTCACGAACCTGAAGAAGGAGGCGAATGGCATCGAGGTGAACGAGAAGCTCTGGGAGTACGTCGATGCCTGGATCCCGCAGGCGTCTGTCGGTCCGGATATGACCACCACGGAGATGCTCGCCTGGTTCTACAAGGACCTCGGCGTGTGGATCGGGAACTACAACGAGTTCCCTGAACACCGTGACTACTTCAGGCACCTCGGTGACGCCATGCAGTCGTGGGCGTCGCTCTTCATCCCGCCTGTCTCCCACGACGAGATCCCGTTCTAATGAACAAGCAGAGAGTCATCTTGATGGAGGGCGCCGACGGTGTCGGGAAGACCGAGATCGGGCGGTACCTCGCCAATCTCTACGGGATCCCGTACTTCCGGATGCCCTCCCAACACGAGAACTGGCGGAAGGGTCAGTTCAAGACGGCGCTGGAGTTCGACCAGACGTACCTGGCCGAGTTCCTCATGCAGACCAACCACAGCGTCGTGGTGGACAGGGCATGGCCGTCCGAGTGGGTGTACAGCCAGGTGTACGCCAGAGACACCAACTGGGAGCTCCTCGAGGCCCTCGATTCCCTCTGGATGTCCATGGAGGCATGGATCATCATCCCCCTCAGGCGATCGTTCGAGAGGGCCCGGGAGGATGAGGTGGTGACCAAGAGCAAGCTTCCACTCATCCAGCAGAAATACCTCGAGTTCGCCGAGTGGACCGAGTGCAACGTCATCACGTTCTACGTGGACGACCCGGTCATCAATTGCTCGATCGCCGAGGAATCGAAGCTGATCGTCCCACACCTCGACGAGAGCACGAACATCGCGAACGTGAAGGTACACTACGGGAGACACCGGTGAGCTCGAAGCTGAAGATCGGGTACTCGTTCTGGGGATTCCTCGGCGACTACAAGATGGACGATCACGGCGAAGAGGTGTCCTCTCCGGACGGTTGCGCCTCTTATGCTTGGTCGATCGTCTGGGAGGCGGTGAGGAGGGGGCACACGGTCGTCCCCCTTCAGGAATTTCGGGACCTTCATGCCACCCGTCGGTTGGGCATCGAGAAGAACTTCTCGTCATTCTCTCCGGAAAAAAGACGAGAAGTTTACGCTCACCTCATGAAGGAGGTCGACGGTCGTGGAATGTACGACCTGAACCAGATGTGGGATGTCGACGTCGTGCTCCTCGAGTGGCGATGGCCCATACCGGGAAAGAACATCAAGTTCTGTGCTCCGACTCCAGATCTCGGAGATCCCACGACGGACGGTTGGTACGTTCCAGATGACTACCAGCAGGACTGGATCAGGCAGAAGCACATCCTCGAAGTGTGTCAGGAGCTCGAGATCCCCGTGATCATCTGGGATCTCGACCACAAGCTGACGAAGGATGAGGAGCGTCGTTGGCACCCCGACGCTATCTTCGAGTCTTCCCAGAAGCCTAGAGCCCAACACATCGTCCGCACCCAGATCGAGTTTCCATTCGTGGCAGATGACTTCTTGCAACATCCGACCCTCATGGCGGACAAGAAGAGGAAGCTGGTCTACATCGGAAACAACTACGAACGGAACGATGTGATCGACCAGTACGTCGCGCCCGTGGCGAGGAGGAACCCTGGAGAGGTGGAGTTCTGGGGCAAGTGGGAGGAGAAGGACCGCCGCTGGCCCGAGATCTCCTATCACGGCCGTATCGCCATGCGTGACTTCCGTCAGGCGTACGGTACCGCTGTGGCCTGTCCGATCCTTGCGAAGAGGAGCTACTTCCAGACGGGATTCACCACCCCCCGGCCGTGGGAGGCCCTCCTCTTCGGGACCCTGCCGATCGGGTTCGAGGAACATCTCGGGATCAGCAGATATGTCTCCGTGGTGGCGAACTGTCACGACGATCTTTGGTTCTGGGCGAGGGACATGTCAGACATGACATTCGACGAGCGTGATATAGCTCGCCAGGAGCTGGCCCACAAACTGAGGTTCGTTGACGCGAGCCACTTCATTGACGCGGTGGAACGTGTACTTTAATATGTTGTTTGATTTTTTCAAGCTCGGAAGATTTGACGAGACTCACAAGGGGATCGAGGAAAAGGACATGGCGAAGAAGAACACGGTCAAGGTCACGTACACTCTAGGCGACGTGCCGAAGGCGAATTTCAACGAGGAGAGCGGGACGTTCCGGTTCCGTTGCCCGGTGAGCATGAACCTCCCCCCTAAGGGCAGGATGACGGTCAATCTCGGCGCGAAGCTCAGTCGCCCGTGCCTGCTGATCGCTCCGAAGTTCCTGACGCCGGGTCTCGATCTCGAGAACCTCGGGACCCGAGACGCCGACGTGGTCCTCACGGTCACCGTCGTGAACAACACCGACGGCCTCATCCCGCTCGATCCGAGCCTCTGCCTGGTCGTCGCGGCGCCCCTCGGTGATCCGAGCCTGAAGGTCGAGGAGTAAGATGTCAAAGCCCGGTCCTAAGGGTCCGACCGGGCCAAAGAAGAGAACTAGAAAGCGAATTTGCGATATTTGCCAAGAAGAGTTTTTGACGTTTGCAGATGGACGTCAAAGAATTTGTTTGAAAAAAGAATGTAAACGTAAAAATAATCATGCTTGGAGAATTTTTCGAGAATATGGTGTAACTCGAGAAGATTATAATCGTGTTCTTGAAGAGCAAGATTTTTCTTGCAAGATTTGCAGAAAGAAAACAGAACAAGAAACTCTTCATGTAGATCATGATCACACTACGATGAAATTTCGTGGATTGCTTTGTGGAAATTGCAATCGAGCAATTGGTCTTTTTAAAGACGATCCAGCTCTGTTACATGCCGCAATTGCTTATCTTTTGCCAGATTTTAAAATCATGTATCTTAAGAACGAGGATTAAAAATGGGTGGATGGCATGGTGTAGATTTTGATGGGACTTTGGCCCAATATCCAAATGAAGAAGATGGATGGCCAATTCCTGGTAAGCCAATCCTATTAATGGTTTCTAGAGTCAAACGTTGGCTTGCAAATGGAGAGGATGTTAGAATCATAACGGCTCGAGTTTCTGATCCCTCAAGCAGAAGAAAACATATCGGTTTGATAGAAGAATGGTGCCGTGTTCACATTGGTCAGGTTCTTGAAGTAACATGTTCAAAAGACTTTGAAATGATCGACGTATGGGACGACAGGGCAGTGCAGGTCGTCCCGAACACGGGCTGGCGGGTCGACGGCAAAGAGGACCCGGGAGAAAAGATCTGATGGACGACGAGATCAAGTGGATGACAGGAGGATTCACCGTACGACAGATTGCCGGAACCTCTTACGAAGAGGCGGCCAAATGGGATCCCGTCCGAGATGTCTATCGTGGAAACTGCGTTTGCGGAAAGTGGCTGGTCATCCCGAAGGGATTCACAGAGTCCAATCCGCTGATCTGCGGGGGACCCTGCGGTTCTCAGAAGAAGTGCGGTCGTCGTTACTACTGGAAAGAAAGTCGGCTTCAGATCGACCAGGCGATGGAGGAGCCCGTCTTTGACAGGAGTCGACCTTCGTTCGAATCCATCTACATGGACCTGGCTCATTCCCTGTCCAGGCGTTCTACCTGTTCCCGATTACAGGTCGGGGCCGTCGTGGTCACACCGGATTTCAGTCGGGTGTTGGCCCTAGGTTACAACGGCGGACCCCGCGGAGGGGCGAACGGATGCCTCAGCGAGAATCCCGGAGAGTGCGGACACCTCCACGCGGAGATCAACGCTCTCCTCAAGATGGATTACAACGATCCCATCCAGAAGATCATGCTCGTGACCCGCTCTCCCTGCTATCTCTGCTCGGTGGCCATCGTCAACGCCGGAATTGCCGAGGTGGTCTACGACAAAGAGTACCGCCTGACAGACGGGATCGACCTACTTACGAAGAGTGGCGTCAAGGTCAGGAAGGGTACGGGGGACGTACCGGTCTAAGAAGACGGGGAAGAGTGAGAGATATGACTCTTCCTACGAGCTGAGGAGATTCAAGGCCTTGGACGCCTCACCCCTCGTCAAGACCTGGACGAAGTCTCACAACATCCGGATCCGCTACCAGCAGTTCAAGAAACGCCGTCGATACTTTCCGGACATCCTCGTTGAGAGGGTGGACGGTTCCCGCCAGCTTGAAGAGGTGAAGGGACATGTGTGGGATCCCCTGAAGTTCAAGCTGAAGAACCTCGCCGCCCGTCTCTACTGTGAACGTCGGGACATCGAGTACCGGATCCTGTACGAGGCCGATTTGGACGTGGTGGTATAAATATACCATGAAGAAAACAGTGAAGCTCCCGGACGGACGGGAGGAAGTGTTCGAGGGCACAGCCGAAGAGATCGCCGAGCTCGAGCGTCGTCTTCGGGAGGAGGGCGTGCAGCCCACGAAGGGCCGGCGCATCCTGAACGAGGGGGAGAAGCTGGCGACCGACGATCTCGCCACGTGTCCGTGCAAGACCTGCGAGAGCCTTCGAAAGGTCAATGAGACACTCGAAAAGTGGCCGAAGCTCGCCCCCTGGATCGATCCGATCCCGATGACCGATCCGTATCCAAACTGGCCGAAGTACCCTCCGTACAAGATCGGAGATCGTACCTGGGAGGCCCTCCCGATCTGGAGACCCTACTACGACATCCTCTGTAACAACGGCATCCCGATGGACATCAGGTGGGGAAATTTCGAGTGGAAGGGCATCAAGAACGATGCCTGATCTCTTCTGGCACCTCGCCGGGGTCGTCTGGTTCATGGGTCACATGCAGTTCAACGTCAGAGGTGTGAGCGTCCTGACGACCGACGAGACCTGGGAGCTCAGTCGATTCTGGACGCGTAAGAAGATCTTCAAGAAACGTTGGAAGAAGTACCTGAAGCTATCGGCGGAACAGCTAGATGTCGAATAAGACAGAACAATCTAAGATCAAGGCGAAGACGCTTAAGCAGGTCCCGATCCGTCTTCACGTGAACGACTACCGGGCGATGAAGAAGCTCTTCGTCGACGAGGGGTGGAACTTCCAGAAGTTCGTCTCCGCCTGTGTCGAGAGCTATCTCAGACGTGATCCGCTGCTCCTCAGGACGATCGAAGAGTGGAAGGTGGAGAACGCCGCCCCACAGAGGGCCAACAAGAGCGGCGATGTCTTCACCCATTCTCGCCGTGAGGCCAACGATCTCTTGGACGAGATCGAGGCGTTGGAGGACGAGCTGGAGTGAAGCTCAGGCCGGCGCTCCTCTTCTTGGCCTACATCGCCTCCCTGCTCTTGGGAGGATGCCGACGACCACCCGCCGATTTCGTCCCCATGTACGTCGAGGACGGCCATCAGGCGACAGTCAGGAAGCTTCCGATGCGCTGGAGTTTCGACTGCGATTTCCCCCGGGAGAAGAGGACGTATGTCCGTGCTGGGTTCGACTATTGGAACGGGTTGCTCGATAGGACGTTTTTCGTCGAGGACAAGTGCGACACATGGGACGGGCAATCCGCAGGACTGAGGATATCCCGTTCTGCCGTCCGACATCCAAAAGACTGTGACGCGTTCAGTATTCTCGCCGTGACCCAACGTGAGATCGGCAAGCGTGGCTTGTCAGCAGCCCAGATCATCTACTATCCCGTCTGGTTCCAATGCGGTGATGAGAATGAGCTGGTGGCCACCTCTCGCCATGAACTTGGTCACGTGTTGGGCTTCAACCATTTCCCGTGGAAAGAGTGCCTTATGTATCACAACGTCGTCGATGGCTCGGTCGGTGAGCCGAAGAGGATGTGTTTCGAGGAGATTCTCACCTTCCTGAGGTTCTACGATGAGAGATGACGGTCCGAACTACTGCGTGTGCTGTCAGCTAGACTGTAGTTGCCAAGATCTTCCGGATGAAATGTTCGAAGATTTTCTTCACCGGCTCTCTCGAAATTGGCCGGTGATCAAGTCTATGCCGATGTTTCCCAGCATACTTGCGGAAGATCTTGTCGACGTGCAGGTCATGGCGTCTTCCTATGAGATCCCGTTACTTGACATCGATCTTGATTGGGATCCCGACGAGGTGACCCAACCGATGTTTGAGCTGGACACGGATGAGGGCTTCTTCTCAGAGGCCGAACGGCTCAACAAGGAGATCTCCGAGAAGTGGAAGAAGGATGGTCTCTGTCTCGTGTGCGGAGATCGTGGAGAGTTCATCTCCGGGGCCTGCTTCTGTCGGAACGGGCACGGGAAGATCTTCGGATAAGAAAGGAAAGAACATGGGTGGTTTCAACAGGAAGCTGAAGAGGGAAGCGGAGAAGCGGGAGTACAGGAAGTTCTGCAAGGCCTTCGGTGACGAGAAATCGTACAGGCTGTACGTCGTGAAGATCGGTCAGGAGCTCCCGAAGGGACAGGAGCTCCTCGGTCGAAAGCCGACATTCATCGAGTGGAAGAAGATGACGGAAGAACAGCGGCTTTCCGTCGCCGAGGCTCGTCAGATCCGCCAGACGGCCCAGTTGCCAGACGGTGAAGATAGCTACCAGGAGAGGACATCGATCCCAGATCTTGACTGGGAAGAGGAAGAGAACATGGCCTGAGAGCCAGGAGGAAATAAGACTTGAAGCTTCGTTTCGGTGTCAGCGGTTCGCGGTTCAAACTGAGATCGTCACACAGGAAGCGGGATGAGGCCGATGACTTCTTCGCCGATGGGAAACCAAAGAGGAAGAAGTCAAAGATGGAGAAGCGGCGCATCCGTCGGAAGCAGGAGCAGATGAAGCTCATGGAAGGGCGCGGCGATAGGATCTCCGGGCCAAAGAAAGGGTAGTTAGGGGGCCGGGGAAACCCGGCCCTCTCCTTTTGGAGAACACGATGCGTATCGTACACGCGAGTGACTGGCACGGCGGGACCGCCCTTCTTCCGAAGGCTGACCTCTACGTGCTGACGGGAGACATGCTTCCGAACTTTCCGATCCTCCACGTGAGGACGTGGGAACCGAAGCTCCTCCAGAACAGGATCATCATGTGGGATCCGAACGGTCCGTCCGTCGATCCGACCATCCCCTGGGGAGGGAAGCCGAAGGGAGACATCGTCGGACGAACGATCGACAGGGATCGGGAGAGGAAGTTGCAAGACCTCTGGATCAAGAGCGCCCTAGGATCATACCGTCAGATCTTCGCGACCACCGATGCTCCCGTGATCGTGGTCCGTGGCAACCACGACTTCACCGATCTGGCACAGGCGGTGGGCGGAGATGTCTGGGAGGTCAACGAAGACCCGACCAGGACGATCGACATCGGTGGCCTGAAGTTTGGAGGATTCCGCGGGATCCCGTGGATCGCCGGCGAGTGGTCGGATGAGAAGAGGCCGACGAAGCTGCCCGGCGACGTGGACCGCTCAGATGTCAAATCCGACGAGGATCTCGAGACGATCCTCGAGCAGGTTCCGAACGACATCGACGTCCTGGTCAGTCACTGCCCGCCCGAGGGGGTGCTCGACACGTACGGTCACTCTCTCGGCAGCCGGGCGGTATCCACATACGTCAACAGGCGCAACTACCTCGGAACCCAACCGAGGCCACTCCGAGCGCACCTGTTCGGTCACATCCACGAGTGTGGGGGTCGGACCCTGCAACTGGGAGAGACACTGTTTAGCAACGCAGCTACGAAGTTCAACGTCATAGATCTGGAGGTTTGAATTGGCGAACGACATCGGTACGGGAATATTCGCGGTCCTCGGGATGTGCCTCATCCCAGTTATCATGGTCCTCGGGATCAAGTCATGTGAGGAGGGAGAAAACCATGGGACCTGTTACTCGAACAAGACATGCAATGCTGGATTGTCCTGTCTTGAATACGGAACGGGAGGAACGCTCTGCGTCAAACCAAACACGGTGAAGATCGATGGAAAGGTTGTGAATCCCGATGGCGCTCGATGACAAGGGTCGTGTCCTCTACGTCCTCGGCTTCGCCTTCGATCCGAAGACCGGCCGGGTGCTCCTCGTACAGAAGTCAAAGCCCGAGTGGCAGGCCGGACGGTGGAACGGGATCGGCGGTCACATCGAGGTGGGAGAGAAGAAGTACTCGGCGATGCTGAGAGAGTTCCAAGAAGAGACGGGACGCCGAGTCTCCTACGGATGGAAGCACTTCGGCAAGTTGACGACGGCCCAGACAGAGAACTCTCCGCCGGGAGTCATCCACCTTTACACGAAGGTCGTAGAGGATCTGGAACAACTGGTCGCTCCGGACGGGGAGGATCCGATCGCCCTCCACGACCCGTACGACCTTCCAGACAACATCATCTCCAACCTCAGGTGGATCGTTCCGATGGCGTCGGCGATCGCCTTCAAGACTGGACGGACTGCCCAGATCACGGTCAACGCGAAATATGAGTGAGTACAAGTGCAGCAGATGTGGTGCAGGCGCGATGTACGACAGTCGGGACGGGGCCCCCGTCCCCCTCTGCGGATGCGACCAGGGCGAGTGGATCGATGACGGTCGTGGTGGTTACTATGACAACGAGACGGGAGCCAAGCCCGTGAAGGGTGGCCCTTCTCGGAGGACTGGTTACGAGAAGGAAAGAAGGTAACGATTGTATAGCGTAAGGATAATCGCCGACAGCATCTCCCTGATCGGGAAGCGTATCACCACCTTCGAGTTGACGTACCCACGTTTCATCCATTCCGAGTTGTTGACCCATCGACTGCTCAGCAAGAACTCCGCCTCGAGTCGTGCCATCCCGGTCAAGAAGATGCTGGAGAACATCCGGAACGATCCGGCGATGCCTGTCTTCTGGGGAAAGAACCAGAGCGGGATGCAGGCGGCGGAAGAACTTGATGAGGTGTCAAAAGCACGTGCCAAAGAGATGTGGCTGATCGCCCGTGATGCCGCCGTCGAGGCGGCCGAATTCATGATGAAGGTCGGGCTCCACAAGCAGATCGCCAATCGGCCAACCGAACCGTGGATGTTCATCACCGTCCTCTGCACGTCCACCGAATGGGAGAACTTCTACAACCTCAGAGACTCCGAGTTCGCCCAGCCCGAGATCGCCTGGGTCGCCCGGGAGATGAAGAAGAAACACGCGGAGAGCAAGCCAGAGCCGCTCCACGATGGCGAGTGGCACCTTCCTCTTCTCACCGAGGAAGATTGGGCAAACGATATCTGGCAGTTTGCCCACGATAAGGGGATGCATCCTGACGAGGTCTGCAAGTTGGTGTCAGCCGGGCGATGCGCCCGTGTCTCGTACCTGACGCACGAGGGCAAGAGAGATCTTCAGGAAGACATCAACCTTGCATTGAGGCTCTCGAAGAGCGGGCACTGGTCTCCGTTCGAACACGTCGCCCAGGCGTTGCCGAGGTTGACGAGGGTCGGCAACTTCATCGGCTGGAAGCAATTTCGCAAGGAGTTCGAGAACGAACACCCGACCAGGATCGAGGCTCCGTGGGAAGAGGGGAGCGTCGTCCTCACCAAAGAGGAGGCGGCGGTGGTCTTCCGCGTCATGAAAGGAAACTACAGCCTGGACGAGGATGAGGCGGATGCCTTGCATCGGGCCTACGACAAGCTGAAAGGATAGGTAGGCCATGGATAACACCGACAAGCTCATCGACAATCTCCTAAGTTCTCCGTTCTTCTGCAATCTCTGCGCGAAAAACACGTTCGGCTCTAGCAACGGTCTCCTCTGCAATTGCATCGAGATCACCTGCGCCCTCTGCGGCGAGAGGTTCCGGACGACCAGCATCCTCCTCAAGGGAAAGCCCTTCCACGATTGCCCGATGCTCAGGGAAGAAAATCTCCAAGAGACCATTCCCGAGCTCGGCGAAGAGGAGCGTTTCGAGGGTCCGATCCCAGAGGATATCCGAAAGATCTACAAGGAGTACGGTCTCCTCACGGGAGACTACGACTTCGACGCGATGTTGGACTCCGTCCTCAGGACTCTCCAGACCAAGGGCGAAGAGTACACGGGAGGTTCGCCCGACCGGCTCGACAACTTCAGGCAGTGTGGCAAGGACGTGGGGATGCCGATGGAGAAGGTCTGGTACGTCTTCTTCAACAAGCACGTCAGGGCGGTCGCCTCGTACATCAAGAACGGTTGTGTGGTGAAGAGCAACGAGTCGATCCACGGTCGCATCATGGACCTGATCGTCTATCTTCTCCTCTTCGAGAAGATGGTCATCGAGATCACCGGTAAACGTCGTGATGAGGAGAACGGGCTGATCGCCCAGGCGTTCCAGGTCGACGACTGCCCCTCGGGAGCCGTCTGACACTTCCCTTTCTGTCAGCTCTGTGGTATAATCTGTCCATGCAAACCTTTCTGCCCTATCCTGATGTCATCAGGTCGGCCCAGTGCCTTGATTGGCGCCGGCTGGGCAAGCAGAGGGTCGAGGCCTTCCAGATCCTGAAGGTTCTCCGTGGGGAGAGCGAAGGTTGGAAGAACCATCCGGCCGTGAGGATGTGGCGGGGATACGAGCCATTCCTGCAGGACTACATGAACCAGATGATCGTCGAGTGGATCAGGCGGGGATACAGGAACACGATGAAGATCGAGTTCGTCTGGCCACAACCGCTCTACCCACACTGGTGGGGTAGCGAAGAGTTCCACGCTAGCCACCGCTCGAACCTGCTCAGGAAAGATCCCGTCCACTACGGTCAGTTCGGGTGGCCCGAAGATCGCTCGTTGCCTTACGTCTGGCCTGTCTAGCAAAGAGGAGACAAAGAGTCATGTCAACCAAGTTTTCGATCGTGTACGCCGATGACGTCGAGCTTGTGTTCGAGGAGATGGGATATACCGATGGTGAACCATCTCCTGAGCGCACACGTGACGCCACCGCGATGCATGTGTACGTTCTCAAGGAGGGCCAGAGCAAGTACGACGCTCAGTGGAACCCAGTCTCCAACGGTGAGCTTGAAGATCTGATCGAATACCTCCTCAGGATCGCCGGTCGCAACCCCCGGGACTGGGAGGTCAGTGAGAAGATCCGCGGGCTCTACAACACGAACGGTACCAACGAGGCCTGATGCGTATCGCGCTTGATCAGGATGAGGTTCTCTGTCACTGGACGAAGAAGGTGGTCCAGTGGCTCAACGAGGACTTTGGTGATGTTCTCATCAACGAACCAAATGTCGTCGGTGTCCGTCCGAGGTTCTCGCTTGATCAGGTGAAGACCTGGCAGATCGAGGACAGTCTGGGAGACGAGATCATCCCGTACGTCCGCTCATACATGAGGAGCACACTCTTCTATCCAAAACTGGAACCCATCGAGGGCGCGGTAGAGGGAGTGCGAAGCCTCATCCAGGATGGGCACGAGGTCATGATCGTGACCGCCGTCCCCCGTTGCGCACCGCAGGCCTACGACGGGAAGATGACATGGGTGCGTGATCACATGCCGTTCTTCGATGTGGACGACTTCATGTCAGTCAAGAAGAAGTACCGTGTGGACGCCGACGTGCTCGTGGATGACGGAACGCACAACCTGAACGCCTGGACCGACAGCAAACGGATCGCGGTCGCCTTCGACCGCCCGTGGAACCGGGACGCCAGGACTCCCTACCGCGCGAGGGACTGGAAGGAACTCCTAGAAGTCATCGCCAGGATCGAAGAGGAACACTTCTCATGAGGGCTTTCGCTTGCTTGACTGCCTGGGAGCTTGAATTTCCCCACACCGACATCGACATCTACGCAGATCTCGAACAGCTCGATGCCAATCACGATTGCGATGATGGGGTGATCATGCTCGACATCGAAGAGGTCGAGGTCGTTCGCGAACCCGTCCCTCTCGCTCTCGCGAGGAAGATGACGGCGGAAGAGATGACCGAAGCGTTGATCGCCCAGGTTAGCAAAGAGATCCAAGAAAAAAGCGAGTACTTGGCTAGGCTCGAGCGGAGCCTCGACCAACTCAGAAAGATGAGAGAATGATGGGTTATCCGTATCAGGGGATCACTCCGGACGAGTACCAGCGTCTGGCACTCAGGACCGAGAGGACCCCGCGGTTCGTCCGTGATGACTTCACCATCGGGGACTTCGAGGCCATCGGTCTCGAGCGTCTCCAACACGCCCTCCTCGGTATCTGCACGGAGACCGGAGAGGCCCAGGACGCCCTGAAGAAGGCGCTCATCTACGGGCGGAGGCTTGACAAGGTGAACTTGCTCGAGGAGGCGGGAGACATCCTCTGGTACATCGCACTCATGCTGGACAGCTGTGGGTACACGATGTCCCAGGCGATGGAGGTGAACATCGCCAAGCTCGAGAAAAGGTTCGCCGGAAAGTTCACCCAGGAGGCGGCAAACGTCCGTGATCTCGCTGCCGAGCGGGAGACCCTGGAAGAGGGTGCCAAGTGAAGAACCCGACAGAGTACACGACCCGCCCGTTCCAGGGACCTCAGGACTTCCAGTGCCCGGTCTGCAAGCTCATGGTGGAAGACAAGGTGCGTTCCTTCCTTGACGACAGGGGCGTCAAGAAGTACGGCGGACAGTATCTCGCGTGCCCGAACTACTGGCAGTGCAAGTATTACGTCTCCCCCTTTGGTACCCGTGGAGCTTTCGTTGCGATCCCACCCAGCATGAGAGAGGAGTAGAGATGGACACCGAAGAGGCATTGAAGAACCTGCAGAGGGGATTCGGTATCGCGCTCGATGGCCTCCGCGAAGGATGGAGAGAGGCCCAGGACGGTCACAGCTACGATTGTCGTGAGCAGGCCGACAGCTACATCAGAGAGGCGAGGGAACTGTTCGACGAGGCCCTGAGGGCGATCACAGAGATCCTTTCGAAGAAAAAAGAGTGAGATCATGAGCAGCGGACTCGAAGATTTCAGCTACATCGATGAGATCGATGTCAAGCTTGAGGTGAAGATCTGGAGGGACGACGGGGCCGACGTGTACGTCGGACACTGCCCGTTCCTGGACATCTACTCCCAGGGGTACACCATCGACCACGCCAGGCAGGCCACCGAAGAGGCGGTCAGGCTATGGGTCAAGCACACACAACTCCGTGGACTATCGGTGAAACGATGACGATCAAGACAAACCCGATCCCCGTCCTGCTCATGATCTTCGGCGTGTTCCTGATCGCCGCCGGGATCGTGGCGGCCTCCTGTAGCCTCAGCGTGGAAGAGCTGGGTCCCCCCGATGGCTTCGGTAGGGCCTTTGACGGTGGCCAGGTGGATGGCCAGGATGCATCCGCGGTGGTCGCCGAGGACCTCAAGTAGGCCTTCCGAGGGGCATATGTAGGCCATGGACGATGAGAAAAAGGGATTGGATCCAGACCAGAGGTTCTTCCTCGGGAAGGCCTACTTGACCGAGGTGGAGAAGGGGACGTTCGCTTTGAATCGAGACCTCATCCACGAGCACTTCGACAGGGACAAGAGGAAGCCGGTCCGAGAGAAGATCCGGGTGATCGGCCCGATCGGTCTCTTCCGCGAGGCGGAGAACGAGGCGGAGCGCAAGAAGCCAGACCTCAGGACGATCCACCCGACCACGACACGAGAGCTCCTCCTCATCAGGATATCGGACATCTGAGATGGAGCCCGTGGTGCTTGTCGGCATGTTCCTCATCCTGATGATCTGCATGATCTTTCCGAACGAGGGAGACCCGTGGGACTAGAAAGCCTAGAAGACAAGGAATGTCCGGTCTGTCTTCGGAAGACGCTACGGGCTGATTGGTCAGAGCGGAACGGCTACATCTTCAGATGTCGGAAATGTAATTTCTTGAGAAGTATGAACGTGACCGAAGAATGGGAGGTTCTGTGAGCGAGGAGAGGCGGTGTCCCCGATGTGAGGAGCTGGACGCCCTGGAGAAGTACATCACGGAGGACGGGGCGCTCTTCTGGATCTGTACGTACCAGAACTGTAGGTACAGGGAACTCGTCGTCGATAGACAAAAAGTCCAATGATTTTCACGGTATCAAAATCGAGTTCTCCGATGACCTCGAGCTGATATCATGATAATGGACATTTGATTCTCCGAAATCAAAGATATCAAAGCGGTGTAAATTGGGAAGACTGTTCGATGATCTGATGTACCACGCCCAGGAGGAGAGACGTCTGAATCTCCTCTTCTTGGAGAAGATCGAGGAGATCTTTGGCGTCATGAACTTCATGGATGCCAGGTACGATGAGGGCAGCGGGGAGGTCGATGTCACTCTTGCCCACCAGCTTGACCCGACCCAGGAACAACTTGATCTCGTCTGGGGCATGGGAGTCAAGTGCATGTTCCTGAAGACGTACGGTCGAAGGGAGACCCGGTACTTCTACGTGACCGGTCCGAGAGAGGGGAAGGTCATCAATGGATGAAGACGAGAAGCCCGTAGAGATCTGCCAGCACCCGCATTTCCACCACGAAATAACGGCGCACTACGTCTCGGTGAAGACTTTTGGGGTGGAAAAGCAGCTCGTCTTCAGCCTGAAATTGAACTGCGCAGAGTGTGGCAGACCGTACGAGTTCAAGACTCCAGACGGATTCAACACCGAGGCGCCCTCGTCTACCAGACCCGGCCTATTGATCATCCCGGTCAACCCCCCGCCGAAGTTCGAACGGTCGGATGAGGACGAAGAGAAAGATGTCTGGATCCACTGAGGATCGTTTTGCAAAGAGGAAAGAAAGAGGAGAACATGGCGACGAAGAAGATCGAGCGTTACTTTCTGGTGAACACCAACAACGGAGATCTGGAGGAGTTCACGACGAAGGAAGATCTCAAGTACCATCTTGAGAGCTCGGAAGATTTCAAGGAAGATCTCGATTCTGGCAACGAATATTACTGGAAGGCCTTCAAGGGCGTCGAGGTGGACATCGACGCGGAGCTCGAGGGCGTCAAGGTCGAGCTCACCGAACAGAAGTACGATTACTAGGATCCGAGTCCCGAGCCTCCCTCTCCCCTCCTAAAAAATCCTTCCAATCTGTCCCCTTCCGTGGTATGATCTTACCATGGCAACCTGTACCTGTCACAGCGATTCTCCCATCTACTGCGCCATCCATGGGCTTTGCAAAGAGGCGACGAAGAGTCAGCCTACGTGTACGTGCCTCTCATCTCCGAACGGAGACGATTGTGCCCTGCACGACGGCAAGATTCCCTGGCCGAATCTCAAAAAGTGTGATATCGATGAGATCTTGGTGGCTTGGGAAAAACAGGGAAAGAAGAAGTGCTACGACCAGACACACAACGATCTGCTCGGTGAGATCGCCCGCCTGAAGCGGCACCAACAGATGCTCGACTCTTCCCTGAGGGACGAACGGGACGGGAAGAGATCCATCCAGGCGGCGAACCGAGAGCTCATCCGACGTATCCGGAAGGCTGCCACCGAGCTCGACCGTCGGGCGGAGTACTCAGATCTTCAGAAGATCGTCGATGAGCTCGACCCCCACCACCTCATCCGCTCGGGGATCCTCGGGTGATGCTGGAGGACATCCTCTTCGAACAGCACTTCTCTCGACTGACGATGTCCCCCGTCCCGTGTGGGGAATGCGGAGAGAGTGTGGGAGATGACGGGCTGACGCTCGAGATCGAGGCTGGCGTGACATGCTGCTCTCTCATCTGTTCCATAAATTTCTCCCGTCGGTTGGGAAGACCGGTGAGGATTATTAAAGGAAAAGGAGAGTGAGATGAACAAGAACTACCGCCTCGTCCGTGAACACCAGAACCTCAAGGCACGCAACCGTGCCCTTGGCACCGCGTTGGCCTCCCAGAAGCAGCTGACCCGGATCGCCAACGAAGAGACACATTTCGTCTTCTCGCAGCTGTACGATGCGAAAGAGCTGATAGGGCGTCTGCTTGTCACGCAGCAGATGCAGACTGAGAACATCGTCCTCATGAAGGACAACATGCAGATGATCTTCGAATGCATCCAGTCGCTGGAGAAGCGCTCGAGGTAGTCCCCCCATTCCTCGTAGTCTTTTTTCCTTTTTTCTCCTTTACAAAAATCTCTGATTGAAATAGAATGAGTTCATAGGTTGGAAGGTACCAACCGGAACAGAAAACTGGAGACACGGAGAGAGAAGATGGAAAACGAGAACACCGCCACCAAGAACGCCGAGATGACCGAGAAGCTGAAGAAGAGCGCCGAGAAGGTGGAGAAGGAGCAGGCCCAGCGCCGTGAGCGCACGGTCAAGGGTGCGCACCTCCTGGGCGCCCTCCGTAAGCTGGTCCTGGACGCCGGCCTGACCGAGACGGAGAACACGGGCTTCTACGTGGTCCGCGGCGCCGCCGGGAAGACCCGCACGGTCTACATCGCCAAGAAGGGCGGGCGTGTGGACCTGAACGGTTTCACGGTGGAGCACGCCGGCGTCACCCAGGTGACCGAGGAGGAGGCCAAGAAGAAGCACCTCGGCAAGGTGCGCGGCGTCCTGGACTTCGACCAGAGCGACGAGGTCGTCCTGGCGGCGTTTGGCGAGGCCCTCGCCGCCCTCGCCGAGGTGCAGGAGGAGGCGCCCAAGCCGGCCGCCAAGCCCAAGAAGGCGAAGGCCTCCGACGAGGAGCCGAAGGAGACCGAGGCCCCGACCGAGACGGCCGAGGAGACCGCCGGCGAGGGCCCGACCGCGGCCTGATCTTCGATGGCCCATCGGGACCCCGGTCATCCGGCAGCCGGGGTCCCAAGAGAAGAGAAGGTGGGCCAACCATGGCGGCGCCAATGGTGGGCGTGATCGACCGCACTCCCCCCTGCCCAAGATCACGCGGAGGTTCGATACCTCCCGTCGCCCTCCTCCCGCCCTCCTGAGCTCCTACCTTTCCCAAAGGAGCTCCCAAACAAACAATGGACACCAACAGATTCTGGACCGCCGCGCTGACTATCACAAAGCTCATCTTCGTCATCCTGGTCCTCGTGGCATGCGCCCTCTCGGGCCTTGCTGCCGCGCTGATCACCTTCGCCTCGGGATACGCCGCCCTGGGAGCGGGGTGGGCCATCCTCGCCGGACTCGGGGTGGGCTATGTCGTCGGTGTGACATCCTTCGGTGGGATCGGGCACGGGCTAATGAAGCGCTTCTTCCCCGTGGAGTACGCCATGGTGCTCGAGGATCAGAGGCGCCGCGAGGAGGCGCGCTTGTCGGACGCCCTCGTCGAGCGCGCCATGCAGATCGTCGCGGAGAACCCGGGGCAGTTCCCCGTCGAGGACGCCTCGGAGGATCCCGGCCCGGCGGACGACTCGAACCTGAACTGATCTCCCTCCTCCCATCTTTCTTTTTCCTTCCCTTCTGCTCTCTCCAGTGGTAGATTTTTACCATGGAGAACAAACAGACATTCTTCGGTCGAGTCCAAGTCCTCGATCCACTCAACATCAATCGTATCAAGCTCGCCTACACCATGGCGAAATTCTACCACCGTGGCCAGACCCGGAAGGGCGGTGAACGCTATTTCGAGCACTGTCGTCGTAGCGCCCTGGTCCTGATGGATGAGCTGAAGATCTACGATCCCGACCTCATCTGTTCGATCCTCCTGCACGACACGGCAGAGGACAGCGAGCTGGACATCATGATGATCGACCAGTTCTTCGGGACGTCGGTCGCCATGATCGTCCGCCGGGTGACCAAGCCGACCCCGTGGGTCGCCGAGACCAAGCAGTCGTACTACGACCGTTTCATCCATGGCCAGGACACCGACGCCATGATCGTCAAGGCGTGCGACCGGCTGGACAACCTGCGTGACATGCGGAACTGTTCGATTGACTTCATCAGGAACCAGGTCGCGGAGACGCACCAATACTACGTGCCCATGCTGCACGAGCTCATCGTCGCTTGCCCGCAGGAGCACCTCACCGCGGCCCTCTACCTCGACAAGACGATCCGCGAACGCCTGGATTACCTTCAGAGCCGTCTGGATTGCGAGGTGGCCTGATCTTTTTCAGAAGAAATTCCTTTACACCGTGATAATACGGTGATAAGGTAGATTCTACACCAACGGATGGAGAGAGAAGAATGGCCGAGCCCCTGAGGAAGCACATCACGTTGCACGGTGGCATGGACAACACGGTCAGTGTGCTCGAGGACGTGGAGGTCCCGAAGTCGTTCTACGACCGCATCAAGTGCGGCGTCCAGGCCATCGATGAGATCTTCGGCGGGAACCCCGAACAGGGCAACCCCGGCTTCATGAAGGGGGAGAGCATCATCTTCACCGGCGTCCCCGGCGCCGGCAAGTCGACCATGGCCCTCCAGCTGGCGGATCTCTTCGACCAGCACGCCCGTCGCAACGTCCTCTACAACATCGGTGAGGAGAGCGACAAGATGATCAAGATCGCCGCGGATCGGATCGGGCTCAAGAAGAAGTTCAAGATCGGCCGGTTCGAGGACGTCAACGACCTCATCGTCCACTGCGTCAACGATGGCGTCGAGATCCTCATCCAGGATTCGATGCAGTCTTTGACCGACGGCGACCTCTCGGGGAACAAGAAGCTGAAGAGCATCGTCAAGAAGCTCAACTCCTTCGCCAAGCAGACCGAGTGCCTCGTCATCAAGGTTGGCCACTCCACCAAGAACGGCAAGTTCGCCGGCCCGCAGGAGCTCATCCACGACGTGGACGCCCACGCCCACCTGCGGTTCGACACGGATACCGGTAACCGGGTGCTCGAGCTGGAGAAGAACCGGCTCGGCCCGGCCCTCGTGCCGTACGAGTTCTTCCTCTCGGCCCACGGCCTGGACCTCCAGATGGCGCCGCACCAGAAGCAGATCGAGGAGGGGGAGAAGGGGCCGAACCGGGCGGCCAACCGTCGAGACTCGATCCTCCACCTGATCAAGGCGAAGCTGCTCGACGGTGAGAAGATCTCGGGGTACTGCTTCGAGCGCTTCGAGGTGGACTGCTCGGGCAACTTCTGGCGGGTCATGGTCATGCGGGCCTGCGAGCAGCTCAAGCGCGAGGGCCACAACGTCTCCGAGACCAAGATCAACAACCGGACCCATCACTTCATCGAGGGGCTCGGTGACACGGAAGAGGGGGAAGATGTCTGAGGTGAAGGGGGATCTCCGCCAGCTGGCGGAGCGGACGGTCCAGATCATGCGTCCGTTCGTGGACTTGCGTTTCACGGACGCCCTGACAGAGATCGTCATGATGGGCCTGCAGGAGGCGTACGACCGCGGGCTGGCGGACGGCGCGGAGACCGACGTCCAGGGTGAGGTGTTGCCCAACGAGGTCGTCATCGAGTTGATAGTGGATCACGAGGAGGCCTGACATGTGGTTCTGGTTTCTCTGGTTGCTCTCTCACCTCGGGCTCTCCGGGGCCCTCACCGCGTGGAGCCTCATCGAGCTCGCGGTGGCCCTGGGGACGATGGCCTATGTCATCCTCCAATGTGTCGGGCTGACGCTGCTGGGTGTGAAGTGGCACTTCGAGGAACGGAACCTGAAGTTCGATCCTGTCCTTCCCCCGCCCCCGCCGGTGAAGTTCATGGAGACGACCCGGCTCTACCGGCGGCGACGGAGGGACAGGACCGACCGGAAGTTCAACCGTGGTGGCCTCGACCCGGACGCTCGCGATGACCTGCGAGATCTGGTGAGATCCGCCAAGAAGTAAACGACAGACATGGGAGAGATCTCGATGCCAAAGGAGCGTTGCCTGTGCGGTCACATCTTCCTGGTGGAGCACGACAAGACGGACAAGTGTCTCCTCGGTTGTTCCCCCGGATACTGCGCCACCGGGATCCCGCAGATGGACCAGGACACCGTGGAACAGTTCGACGAGCACGGGATTCCGTGGCTGTGAATTCCTAAACAGTTTCAACAAGATTCACCGAAGTGTTACGGTGGGGTCATGGACCTTTGCCGTATCTGCGGGGCGGGCGGATTGGCCAGGGACTGGACCCTCGATGACCGCGGCGCATCCTGTCCGGGATGCCAGGAATTCGTGGATCAAAGTCCTTCCAACACGTCTACCCATGTGATAGACTGGAACCATGGAAATCAAAGAGCTTCAGGGAATCAAGAACCAGTCCGAGCTCGTGTGGAAAAAGCTGCCTGACAGGGATCACGTCTGGCTCGAGCTCGAACAGGCATGCCGGGAGCGCGGGGACGACCCGCCCGTTCCCGTCATCGGCATGGGAGCCACCTCGGGCGGGCTTGGATGGGACCGCCATCCCTACACGGTCCGCCTCGTCTCGAACGACGGCAAGACGATCTACGTCGCGTCCGACAACGTCGAGCGGACGGACAAGAACGGGGTGTCGGAGTCCCAATCGTACGACTACTACGAATCTGAGGACCACATCCGTCCCGAGACCTGGATCGAGTACACCCTCCGGAAGAACGGCAGGTGGGTCCGCTCGGGCGAGGACATGAAGAAGGGCTCGAGCCTCTCCCTCGGTGTCCGCAACCGCTGGCACAACTACTCCTTCTAGGAGAGAACATGTTCGGAATCGGGAAGAAGGGATCCAAGAAGAAGCCGACTCCGCCCGAGGGAGTGCGCGCCTGGTGCGTTGACCGATTCGGCGATTCGACGACGCTCAGGGTCGAGGAGATGGCGATTAAGGACGCGTCGCGGGACATCTTGGCAGGGAAGCCCAGTCGGCTCCGCGCCGAGGACAACACGGTCTACGGGGTCGCCTACCGTGAGGCCCGGATCGAGCTGGAGAAGATGTTGAAGGAGAGCAAGGATGGCCAAAAGTAAGTTCTCGGACTGGCTGCATGAGGTGAGCGTCCTGGCCCGGGAGGACGGGATCGTGGACATCGAGATCGATCGGGAGATCGCCAAGGGCTACTGGCGGGACGGTCACTCTCCCAAGAGCTTCTACAACGAGCACACGATGCACGCCGGGATATCCGGAGACGACGATTTCGACCCCGCCCGAGATCTGTAGGACCTGCAACAAAGTCCTTTACACGGTGTACCATCGGTGGTATGGTTGATCCAGGAGGATCCATACCATGCCGCGACCGGAACTGAGACTTGTCCCCGGCCCGGATGACGAGGTTGACGCCATAACCCTGACTGGTCGGAAGGCCGAGGTAGACGAGATCGTCGCGGCCCACGATCTGATGAAGACGATGGAACGACGCATCGACGAGCGTCGTCTCATCATCGAACCGCTGGCCGCGCAGGCCCGGTGCAGGGCGGAGATTACCAGACACACCTTCTCCAAGAAGGTGTGCGTCCTCGGCAGCGCCCGCAACGTCAACTTCACGTGGACGAACATGTTCCGGGACATCGGGCCGCGTTCGATCAAGCCGGTCCAGAAGGCCCTGGGCTCCTTTTTCAAGAGCTTCTTCACCCTCAAGACGACATACTCCATCGACGCCGACAAGATCCCGGAGCTCAAGCTGCTCCTGGGCAAGAAGTTCTCCGAGTTCGTCACGGAGACCACCGTGGCGGAGACCAACCCCGACTTCAGGGAGCGTCGCTTCCACCTCCTGCACGCCATGTCGAAGGACCAGAAGAAGGCCCTGGACGACGTGATGGAGCAGCTGGCCTTCCGCCCGCAGATGCGGATCGGGTGATGGACGAGACGTCGTACGCCAAGGGCTGGCTCATCATCCTGGCCTCGGGTCCGATCTCCTGCGGCATCACCTACCTCATCTTCTACCTCCTGTACCTCCTCGGTTACTGCCCACACCCGTAGCACTTTTTCCTTCCCCTCTTTCCATCTACGTGTTATGGTGGATTCATTGGAACGGCCGATAGAGGCCGAAAAACAACCCAAGAGGAGAGAGAACAATGAGCATCGCGGTGGAAAAGTTCAAGGAGATCGTGGACGAGGTCGGCCTTCCCTGGGAGACGCAGTCGGCCTTCCACAAGGTCACGGTCGGTGGCCGGGCGGTGTACGTCGCCAAGACCAAGAAGGTGTCCCGTGTGGACATCTCGGGGTTCGACGGGATCAAGCACCCGGCCGTCAAGCGCCTGACGGAGCAGGACGCCAAGGACCTGAAGCTCGGCAAGGTGCGCGCCCAGATCGACTTCAGCAAGGCGGACGACCGCATCCTCGAGGCCTTCCGCGGCACGCTCGAGATGATGGTCCACCTCTCGGAGACCGAGGGCGAGGGCGACGTCCCGACCCTGGCCAAGAAGGCCAACAAGAAGAACCGCGGGAAGGCCATCAAGCGCAAGGGCGACGACAAGCGGGCCAAGGCCAAGCAGGGCGAGGCCGAGAACCACCAGCACGCGTGAGCGGCGGTGTGATGGCGAGGGGGTGGGCGTGGGCCCCCTCGCCAATCGCGGTCCTACTTATCTCCATGTCCGCACTAGATTTCATCAAGGGCGCCAAGGCCCTCAAGATCAAGCAGAAGAAGGTCACCGGGAGCTGGAACGTCTCCGGCTCGCAGCTCTCGTTGGACGGCTCTTCCGTGGAGGGAGAGATCGTCTGGACCCGGTCGACGTACATGAAGAAGGGTGCCAGCCTCAATTTCTACGCGTACGTCTCGGACGTCATCTACATCTGCCCCGAGGTCCAGCGGGCAGACTACGTCCCTCCGAAAGAATATGGCTGGAAGGCCCTCGGTCACTCGGGAGAGCTGGCCGACGAGGACGACGACGAATAGCTTTTCCTTACAATCTGCCCACCCTCGTGGTATTATCCAGGGATGCAGATCGACATCGGCAACATCAAACAGTTCCTCCAGGATATGACGAAGCTTGTCGGGGGGCTCCTGGCCGACGAGGTGGAATCTCGTCTCATCAACCGACTGGCCAACTTCGTGGAGACCCAGCTCGACAAGCGATTCGACGAACGTCTCCGTCAACACATCTCAGACATGGTCGACGATCGTCTGGAAGACCTCGAAGACACCATCGAGAAGGTCATCGATCGCCTCGACATCAAGGACGACGTGGAGAGCGCCGTCCTCGAGCAACTCGACTATCGAGAGATCGCGAACGAGGTCCAGGACCACCTGGACCACGAGGAGATCGCCGACCAGGTCCGGGACGAGCTCAAGCTGGATCTGGAGGAGCTCGTCAAGGACGCGGTCAAGGAGCTCAGCTTCACGGTGACGGTGGACTGAGATCATTTCATTTCTCTCTGGTAGAAATCTGTGGTAGATTATTATCCAGGAGGAGAGAGATGAAAGACAAGGACAATGAGGGCTGCCTGGTCGAGCGGTGGATGGACCAGAACAAGGTCTATCGTTTCGAGGGTGACGTCGGTGTCGACAACCTCAACCAGCTCTGCAAGGCTCTCGGTTACGACGCCTCGGGGTTCAAGTACGGCTCGTCCCTAGAGCAGTTCCTGTCTGACAACCCGGGGGCCTGTGAGGCGATCGTGGACTTCATCTCGGAGAACCAGAAAATCTATCCGGAGTTTCCGGCGAACCTCGAGGATGAGTCCGAGGACATCGCCGAGGCGGACGAGGATGAAGAAGACGATTCGTGATCAGCTCCTGGCTCGGGGGATCGTCAAGACGGAGGACACTCCCGAGTTCAAGCTCGAACGTGACCGACGACAGAGACGTGCCGCCGAGATCCTGGAGCAGGAGTCCCGACTGGCGGACGACCGACCGCTTCCCAGCTTCGAGGCCCCCGCCCTCCTGACCTCGGCCCCATCATCCGCATCCCTTCCCGCACCCTCCACGATCACCTGCCGCCTGTGTGGGAAGGACGTGCCTGAGCGGATGGTGGCCAAGGTGGACGAGTGCAACCTGTGCACCGAGGAGGTCGAGGAGAGGGTGCGTGGCCAGATGGAGTGGGTGCACAAGTCGGTGCCCGTCCTGCACATCGAGGGACGTCCGGTGACCTCGCCCGAGGACTACGCCAAGATGCGCCGCCGGTGACAGGCGGTACATTCCGGTTCTTTTAGCGGTATCTTCTCAGACCAAAATTTGGTATATCTTGTTCCCCACAAGGAGAGACGTGGGGAAAGGAGAAGGGGAGCGCCCGGTGACCCACCAGATCACCGGGCGACTCCCGTCGGAGAGAGGCTCTAGTTGAGGTGAACGACGGCCTGACGCTCGGTGGGGATGTTCACATCGAGGATGTCGAGGTTCCAGCCGTTCGCGTCGATGTCCTGGGCGGTGAAGTAGACGGACCCGACGTCCTGGACGCTCAGGGTCCGGATGAGGACCGAGTGGATCGAGTCGTCCTCGTTCCGCTCGACGCAGATGATACGCCCCTCCAGACCGAAAGCCCCCATCGCCAGTCGGACCCGGTTGTCGATCGCGATGTCTTGCCGCATGTTCCTCTTCCTCCAGTGGAGAGACGTTGTTCCTTGGCTGGCAGACCTGCAGATTCCCACCTCAGCAGCACCAACCATATGAGAACAATCTTACCACCTTTGGGAAATCGTGTAAACATCAGAATTCAAAGTTTGGGACAACCAGAATGTATTTTGTTTTACCAATTGTACAGATGGTGTATGTGTTTTTAAACACTTATGTCACACGGATTCCAATGATAAAAAAGAAACGTGTGGCTTTTGGGCATCCCGAAGGACACGACCGTTCCATCGCGCTCCCATGTAAGATAAGATGGAACCATGAGCACCTTCGTTTCCATGGCCTCCGGGCGCAAGTGGCTGAACTCGAGCAGGGACAACTGCTGTCACCTGATCTCGCACGCCTCCGCGGGCTACTCCACCGCCACATGCGGCCACGAGTTGCAGAAGGGGGCGGTGGAGACGGGCCAGAAGCTCTGCCCGTCCTGCCTGACGAACGCCCGGTTCACCGACTTCATCGAGAAGAGAGGGCAACGGGACGAGGCCGGAAACTTCGAGCGGACGTACCACTATCCCGTGGCGGGGTACCACACGCCGGGGTGCGGCAAGATCAACAGGGCATACTTCAGGACGGAGGACATCGGCCCCTTCCGCGCGTACCAGTGCGAGCTGCTCAAGCACGGGCAGGGTCACTGGGGCCACGACAGCCCGGCGCCGGCCGACTGGTGTCGTTGTCAGGACGAGCTGCTCATGAGGTTCGAGGAAAAGCCGGGCGAGGACACGTGGCTGCTGTCTCCAAGGAAGCTCGGTTGCAGCCTCCTCGGGGACTGGCAGGTCACGAAGCCGTATTCTCACTACGAGGAATACCGTCGCACGATCACGTTTCCCGAGGAACTGAACAGTTCGGAAGAATACCTCCTCGAACGATACGTCTTCCTGAAGGGGTGGGGAGAGCTGCAGGCGAAGGCCGCCGGGCTGTACGTCTGTTTCTACGCGACCAACCAGTACTGAGATCTTTTCCGTTCCATCCTCTTCCTCTCTGATTTATAAAGGAAGAGGGAGGGAATGGAATGTTGCTCTACCTCATCTTCATGTACAGGCGACGGTGGCTTCGGGCGGAGGAACGTCTCCGCCAGCTGGCCCCTCCGCCCGTCATCTGCATCGATCTCGATCCGACCCGCGGTCACGACTACGGTATGGATCCCGAGCTCAACGCCACCCTGAACACCGAGGCAGCCTGATGCCCGCCAAGCACCACGTCGTCGAGTTCTATTTCCCTCTTCAGGGAAAAGACTGGATCTGCTGGGCCCGTGTCTACCCAGGTACCAGACCTACCCGCGAGGATCCCGGATGCGGTGCGGAGGTGGAGTTGTTCGCCTTCCGACTCGACGGGATCGACGGCCTGACCAAGAAGCCCATGTCTGCCGACCAGTGGTTCGCACTCGTCGGAGCTGACGAGCAGGACATCGAGAAACTCGAGGACCGTGCCGTCGAGGTCTATTACGAACAGGACCGGGAGGAACACGAATGATCACTCAGTTCAAACATTCAAAGCCAGAAGACGTCCTGGCTTATACATTTGTCAAGATCTCCGAGATGCAGAAGGCCCGCCGGATCGTCCTCCGTGTGCTGGTTCCCGGGCACAAGTGGGTCGTCCACTCGGAGACGCTTGGCCTCGAGATCATCACGACAAACGAAGCAGAGTGGGTCCACGAGAGTTACCACGAAGGGAGCTACTTCGAGGTCCATCCAGGATATGACGAGGACCAGGCGTGGGCGGACGCCATGAAGTGCTTCTACGACCGCGCCAAGAATCTCTGACCTTTCCTTCCCTTCCGGGCGGTCATGTGTTATTATGTGACCATGGATCCTGCGGAACTCGCCCTCAACGTCCTGGCACTTTTCCCCGACGAACCTGATTCGAGAGACGAGGCGATCGCCCTCCTCGAGTCGGCGACCGAACATCTCCGTTCGACCGATGATCGATACGGCAAGGTCTACGATCGAGCGGAAGCCTCTGACCGTGTCGACGCTCACGATTGTGAGGTCCATCCCGAGTGCACGTACGGGAAGGGACATTGCATGTTCTACATCAAGACACACGTCGATTTCTGCGAACACTGCGGAGATCTGCCCCGAGGTTCGATCGGATACGAGACGACCGGAGTGAGCTGGTGTCTGGCCTGTGGCGAGTCCGATGGCGAAACTCACGTGGACTGGTAGTCAATGGAAGACATCATGTGGGGAGATTGGGACGGCATCGCGAACTGGCGTACATTTCTCATGATCGAAACAGAGAAAGAACGTTGGTGCGATGACGACATGGCTCTTGAAGAAGCCCTGAATATGTTGGATCCTCAAGAATGAAACCATTCAGACATGCCCGAAACTCCGCCAAGAAGTACGGTGGCACTCCAGACGAGTATCAGGACATCCACGATTTCATAGACTCCACGAAGGTGGCCGTGCCAGACGTCCGCCACCGCGCCCTCCTCCACAATGCCTACGGTTGTTTCCTGGTGGAGAGGGTGTTCGGCACGACCCGTGTCAACTCTGATGGACGGACGTACTCGCCCCGAGATGTGGCGGAGGACCACGTGATCGAAGACCTCGGATTCATCCCGACCCTCGAGCGCTGCTTCGCCGGTCTGCCACTTGACAAGTGGTTCGGCGGACCGACCAGAAGGAAGCGTAAGGAAGATACCAGTCAAGGGAAGATCGACTGATGACCTGGGATCAGATCATGTTCTCGGTCACCAAGTACTGGGATGTCGATCTCGAGGAGTGGCTGTCGGCGGGTTGGTGGGAGAGGGGGAGCGATGGGTACTCGACCCTGCTCGGTCTCTGGACCCATCAGCAACTGCTGATAGAAGGCGTTGACATGAACGAGACCCAGAAACTCTCCGAGAGATTCCAGGCCGCAGTCGCCGAATATGGCACGCTTCCCGTGGACGTCCGTGTCCAGGACATGATCGACCGTGGTGTGGTCGACAGCAAGGGAAAAGTGATCTTGGGGCAGAAGAAAAAGCCAACACGAAAGAAGAAGGGGAAGGCGAAAATGATCGAGAAGCTCAAACAGATCCGAGAGATGCAGGCAGAGGTCCAGAAGAAGATCCGTGAGATCGGCCAGGACGGGATGAGGGAAGTCTTTGCGGAGGTCTTCGCCCAGCATCCCGATCTCGAGGCGGTGCGCTGGCGCCAGTACACTCCGTATTTCAACGACGGTGAGGCCTGCACGTTCTCCGTCAACGACGCCTACATCAAGTTCAAGGGCTACCCGAAGGACAGCGAGGACGAGGACTGCGGCGACTACGAGGATGGCTTCGATTACTACTCGAGCTACAGGTCCGAGGACTACCCCGTTGGATTCGGGAAGGCGTACGAGGCGGTGCAGGAGGTCTTCCGGATCGCCGACGACGACATCTTCCTGGCGATCTTCGGCGATCACGTCGCGGTCACCGTGAGCCGGGCCGGGATCAAGGTCGACGAGTACGACCACGACTGATGTCATTCCTGCCAGACTTCCAGACCTGGTGCGCCGGTTGCGGTCGGATATCCACCGAGGACGACCTGACGGCGGACGGACTGTGCTTCACCTGTGATGTCGAGGAGCCCACCGTGGCCCTCTCGGAGCAGGACCTGGCCACCATCATGCTCGAGCTCAAGAGGGCCCTCGCGGGGACCCCGGGACACACGGGAGATCCCGAAGACCAACAGTAAACAATTGGTTTCCCTCCTGGTTTTCCCCGTGGTAAAATCTCATGGAGGAGGACCAATGGAGAGAACCCTCTATGATCGTCCGTCTATACAGCATCGCAAACCGGTCGGGACAATCGTGGGAGATCCGCGGGTGCGGCGGAGGAAGTGGGTGCCGCAGCCCGGGTTCCCCAACCTCAGGTGCGTCCTCCGCGTCGACGGCGGATGGATCGACGCCAGACGGGAGGAGCTGTGATGTTGGAGTTCCTGGGCTATCTCCTGTTCGGGATCATGATCCTGTTCTTGATCATGCTGATCGTCTTCCTGATCAACTTCGGGATCTTCCTGCTGATCCGTCACCACTGCGGGGACAAGGCCGCCGAGGACTACGTCAAGTCCATCCGCGAAGCCGGCCTCTGACAACATTTTCCTTCCCCCGCTCCATCTCCGTGTTATAATGGATTCCTAGGTATCGGAAACCCCAACCGGAGAATCCTGAATGGGCCTCGGAGAGCACGTCCCCGGAATCAGCTGCAGCCACATGTGGCGGAACGACCCGAACAAGCGCGGTTACCACGTCTGTGGTATCCCGAACGAGGTCGCCGACGTCACCTCGGACATCGGGTGCGGGGCGTCCGCCCTGTTCGATGACCGCCAGAAGATCGTCGAGTACGATCGCACGTACAACTGGGGCATGACGCACCAGGTGGCGGAGGACATCCGGAGGATCGGGTGAAGTTCAAGAAGGACATCCTGCAGGAAATCGTCGCCGGTGACA